TCGTCTAGCTTTTGAATCATGTCACGGAAGAAAGCGTCAGTAAACTCATCGCCAGCAACGAGCGTATCGTCAGTGTACTGAGTCGTAGTCCCGTTGTCATTGAAGAAGCAGCCGCTATGCTGGTAGTCAGTAGGAGCTACTGAACCAGAGAACACAACAGTACCACCGTCGCCGAAACCAGTACCACAAGAGTGGAGGTCCGTGTCGATCTTAGTAGCCAAAGCGTATCCAGCGTCTTCAGTGTAAAACTGACGAAGGCTGTTAAGAGCTTGTACTTCAACGATGTCTTCGATCAAACGTGAGTACTCGAAGTGACGGTCGATGTCAACAGTCAGTTCGCCTTCAGTGTTTGCAATGATCGTTACTGCAGTGTCAGCAGCTTTTGCATTTGCGTCACCACGTACAGGCTTAGGAATATGAATCTTGTCGCCCTTCTTGCCGGACATAGCAATCTTCTTGACAAGGGGAGCCATCTTAAGATTCTTTTGGTAAGCAGCAATGATCTCGTCACTCCAGATTTCTGGAATAAAAGTTGCCGCTTCTGTTTTTGCAGTGTTACCCGCTGCACCGGGATAAGTAGCAGTAGCCATTAGTCACAATCTCCTTTAGATTATTTGACTCGACCCTCTGCGTATGCTTTTAAGATTTCATCTGATAAAGCTTGGTAACGCTCAGGGTCTGTTTTCATAAGTTTAATAATGTCGGCCCTGCGATAAACTTTCTTACGACTACCTTCAGCACTGCCTCGTGCATTGCCTGTGTTAGCTGCCTTAAGTTGTTGCTTCCGTGACTGCTTTTCTACTGCAGCCGTCTGCTGTGCAATGTTCTTACGCTCCTTCCAGAGAGTAAACAGTTCATCAGCAGCTTCAGCATTGTACTGTTGGTCAGCTTCTACAAACAACTGAGTCCTGATCTTAGAATCTTTTATCCACTCAGCAAACTTAGGATCTTGCAAGATGTCCTGCATGTCCGGGTGTTTGCTGTTTAGCATCGCAAGAGATGTCTGCTTCTTGTATTGTGCAGTGTACTCTTGAGCTTCTCTGATCTTCGGATGATTCTCAATAGCACGATTAACTGCTGCTTGAGGGTCCGTAAAATAGTCAATATCGTCTTCAGGCTCAACGTATTGTTGAGGTGCTTGTTGTTGTGTCTGAGTCGTAATGAAATCATCCACAACTTTACGAAGTTCACCTACCTCAGATGATTGACGCCCAAGTAGCTTCTCAGCCTCTTGGTGCATCTGTACCACTTCTTCTAGTGATTTACCGTGGTACTTCTCTGGTACGGTGGGTTCTTCTTGTTGAGGTTGCTCAGCGTCTACCTGCTGAATCTCGTCTACTTCGTTTTCTTCAATGTTGTCTGCTTGTTCCTCTTCGGGAGGCAAGTCAACCATTGTTGCTCTTGACATGATTAAACTCCGTGATCTTAGTCATTATGGAGGTTGTTATTTCGGCCTGCCTTTTCGTGTTCCTTTACCCATCTCATGTGTCTACCGGGAAAGTCCCCACTAGACCCATCTAGGATAAAAGCCGGAGCAGATACCATACGCGTCCCTTCAGCACCACAATCGCACCTACTGATCCTAGTGCCATTAGGGACAAACTTTTCTACTACATGCCCATTGGGGCACTCAAAGTCGTAGATTTTATACATCTTCTACTTCTTCGTTATCAGCTTCTGCTTGTTCTCTAGCAGCTGCAATCGTATCTGGAAGATTGATTACAGAAGCCAAAGCAGCAACTTGGCCTTTACGAAAGTGTAGATCTTCTGCATCTTTGACTGACTGAATGTCAGCAAGTCGTGTTGCATTACTGGAAAGTTCTTGCACGAGTTGTTTGAAACCTTCGTGATTGAAGAGTTGGTTGTAGTTGTCAAAATAAGTTTCAAGCTCAGTGTTCATTGATTTCCTTTATGTATTACTACAGTTATAGTATAGCATACTTTTGTAGTAAAGTCAAGCTTTTATTTACCTCTTTTTGTGGGCTTCTTTTTCTTCTTGGGACCGTAACCGTAAGCCATTGCTTTCTCCTTTGCTTTGCCTGTCAAGTCTTTGAGGTGATAAAGTCTCACCGATGTTTTGCCGTGGGTTTTTCCTGAGTGGAGTTCACCGTTAGGCATCTTGTGGGTTCCTCCAGTGTGTAGAGTCCCATCTTTTTTAAAATGCTGTACACCCTTTGCCACTACTTTCTACCCCTTTTTGCTGTCTTAGCGGCCTGTTTGAAGGCTTTTGCACTGGGTGCGCCTTTTGAACCCGGTTTACGCATCTTCTCGCCACTTCCGGCTGCAATACGTTTACGTTTGGCGTGTATATTCTCATATAAACCTTTTTTTGCCACTACCATTTCTCCTTGTTTGCCCAGTATGCTGCCGACATCTTACCTTTTGCAATATTTTTAGCATGGCGAGCCTTAAATGACTTACGCCTTGCTTTCTCTTTATCGGTCTTAGGATTCTTCCCCGCACCGCTGACTCCCTGTTGTCCAAACCGTATGGTTTTAATCTTGTCACCTTCTTTGGCAACGACAACATGGGACTTAGTTGGGTGATTAGGCGTCCTCTTCGGTTTGTTGAACCCGCTTACCCCTGCTCGCTTGAGGCTTGGGTGTTTTTCCGACATTAGTCAACTCCTGTACCTGCTTCTCTAATGTGTCTATTCTGTGCCACTGTTGTTGAAAATGGTTGTTGATATGATTAAGGAGAACTTGAAGTTCTTTGTCCGTTAGCATGTCTTTCCTCGTTTAGTTAGTTATATAGCTATCCATTCTCCAAAGTCTCTTATGTAGACCAAATGGGCGGTAGCGTGTTGTGTACTGAGAGTTAGAGTAGAACCTCCGAACTCATCAATATTAAACTCCGCAGAGTTGTAGTAGTTTGTTTGACTATAGATTCTAATGTAGCCCGTAATGTTTACAGTGTTGGCAGTGGCTAAATAAACTAGCACCGTCTCTCTATCTTTAGGCGCTGAGTTCAGCACAATGTTAACGTCAGCAGTACACCGGAGTATTTCCGTACCCGTCGTTGTTCTGTCTGCTGTTAATGTTAACGCTTCTGCTGTGGCTAAGTCTGCTCTGGATTGGGGTATGAAGCTCATTATATAGCCAGCCACTCTTTAAATTCTTGTATGTACACAAGATGTATCGTTGTGTTGTCTTGCTCTACGACAATACTTGCAGCCCCAAACTCATCTACGTTGTACTCAGCTACGTTGTAGTAGGACATATTGACAATGCTTATGTAGCCCACAATGTCAATTCTGTCGTCAGTACGGCAGTTGATGATAACAGTTTCTCTGTCCTGCGGATGTTCCCTAAGATTAACCACGACACCCTGAGTTACCTTAAGAATCTCAGAACCACCTGTTGTATGTGCAGCTGTAATTGTCTTGGCTTGTGCGTTCTTTAAGTCTGCACGAGAAGCCATGCTACCCATAGAGATGTTGTAAACATTTGGTGCCTGAGCTTCATTCAGGTCCTTCACGGAGCCTGCATCAACTTCTTCACCGTTGGACAAGGTTAACACCAAATGCCCATCAAAGTCCACTGTAGCGTCCTCAACGCCAACACCGTCCTTTCCGTCTACACCGTCAGTACCGTCTTTGCCGTCCCTGCCATTAACACCTGCTGGACCAGTGTCGCCTTTGTCTCCTTTTGGACCTTTGGCACCTGTGGGTCCAGCTTCTCCTTTGTCTCCCTTATCTCCTTTTTCTCCACGGACAGCCTCTACTGCCTGTATCTTTGACAGGAGCTTGTCGTACATTGCACTCAGGAGGAGATTTACGTTCATTCTTGAGTCAAACGCTGCATTAACATTTGTTCAGCCTCACGAGTCTCAGTGTCTCTGGACTGCTGCCGCTGATTATTCTGTTCTTTAGCTTTAACTTCACGCTCCTTCAAAAGTGTTTCCGCTACTTTCATCCTACGCTCAAACTCTCTGTCGTCTTGAGAACCTTCTCGTAGATTACGCGTGATTGCATTAATCTTCTCAATCTCAAGCTCTTGTGGCACCGCCTGAGCCTCAATGGACAGCTTAGCTGCTCTGGCGCTTGACTCTTGAGCCTGTGCTGCCAAAGCTGCTGTCTGGGACTGCTGGAACTCAAGCTGTGCCTGCTGTGCTGCCATAGCCATCTGCTGAGCTTCTGGGTTAGGCTGCATGGCTTGCTGCATCGCTGCCAAGAGTTCTTCACGGTTAGACAAGTTCATGTTGTCAATGATGGACTGAATCAGAGTGTTGTACAGAGGTGAGTCCTTCTGCATAGTCTGAAGTAGTTGTACCAACTGAGTAACCTCGTACTCCCTAGCGATGATACCCAGAGTACTACTTGCGTTGAACTTGTAGTCAGCAACGGGGTAGTTCTCAGGGTCAAACTGCATGTAGCGGTAGGCTGCTTTTTTGACAAAAGGAATCAGGAAGGACTGCTGGAAGTTAATAAGTGTACGCTTATGGCGCTTAATAATAGCACCAAGAGACATACTAATGCCAGCTGCTGTCGCTTCCCCATTGACCTGACCCGCAATTCCAGCAGAGTCAACTGCACCAGTAGCTTGCTGAACCATCTGCTGAAGCGCACTAGCCTGAGCAAAGGTAATCTGGTTAACTTGTCCAAAATTAAACGGCTGTAGTACTTCACGAGGGTCTCCGCTAGTTAGAATCATTTTACCTGGGCGTACTTCTGGTTTAGCACCACGAGGTAGCCTAGTAGCGTCCACAGCGAGCATTGGGTGTATCGTAAGACTCAGAGCGTCAATCCTAGCTCGCAACTCAGTGTCCAGAGCTTTCTGTGAGTTGTAACCTTTTTCACATACGCCACGTCCCCAGAATCTGCTGGGTACTACGTCCCAAGGAAAAGCTACTACTGGTCGGTCCTGCATCATGTACGGGTTAGCTTCTGCTTTCAACAGAATACCACCATTAGCAATGACAATCACTGCTTCTACGTACTTTGACTTAGGCTTAGCATTAAGTTCAACAACTACTTCGTCTTCTTCTTCAGAGGCTGCGTCAAGGAGTTCTCGTGGCACTAAGCCATAGTACTTAGTTAGACGTACCTTGTCGTCAGTGTAGATCGTGATGTCCTTGTCAGGCTCTAAGTCAGTGTCCGGAGCAGCAGGACCTACGTAAATGTCCTTGTACACCCCCTGTTCCTGCAGTAGTTCTACATGGTGTCGGCTTACGAACTCATCAATAGCAACACCCATGGCGTCATCAACACTGGTCGCTACTGGATCAATTAGGAAGTTCTGTGGCATCACGGGCTTAAGTTTAACCTTGACACGCTCCATGATGTTTACACCAACAGCCTGCAAGTCCCCACCCATGATGGGCTGAGTAGCTGGTGCCATTTCTTTCATTTCTTCAATGACGATTTCACCAATGCCCGTACCATAGACAGCTGCATTGATGAGACACTCTGCTACTGCTTTACGAACCTTACAGTCCTCAAAGTCCTCCGTGAGTTTATTACGCAGGAACAACACGTCCTGACGCTGTGTGTCACCCAAGTTGTCACTTACGTCGAACCACTTGCCACGACCAAAGGTTGCTTCTTCTAGCTCAGCAACATTGGACTCAACAGCCTGTTGTAACGCAGGTGAGATGATTCTGCTGCGTTCTGACTTACGGTCACTGTCTGCTGGGTCCCAAATACCACGCCAGAGTCTGTAGTACTCGTCGAACTTCTGTTCGTAGTTAGACTCGTAGTAGTCACGCCAGTCTTCACACTTGGTCATCACCCATTCTTCAATGGACTCTTGGACCATTAGAGGGTCTTGTTCGTATAGTTCGCTCATATTATCCTACCTTAAACTTGTTGGACTTACTTTGATTCTTTTTAGCAGGAAGTACTTGTAAGTTGTGTTCTGTGTGTAAACCACATACCTGATCGTGCAGTAATGGAACAATGTGATCTACTTGGAAGTTAGGCTTTATCCCTGCTGCTTCAAAGAGTGCATTAGTTTCAGCAACGTTAATGTATAAATCATTTATGTACTGCTGATCTGCCCATGTAGGCTGTGCGTTTTTTATTGTCCTTCTTCTTTTAGATGCCCTTGCTGCTGCTTTTGCTTTATATTGTAACGGGTCTTTTGCTTTAGTTCTTTTATATTCTTTAGACCTAGACTCAGGATTAGCTAATCGCCACTCAGCTACGTTTTTCAAAACACAAGAACGACACTTATTTAGTCTACCATCTTTCATTTTTCTATGTTTATGAAACTCAGCGAAGTCTTTTGTTTCGTTACATTTAATGCACTTTTTCATCAGTAACCACTCACAATATCTAAGATTTCATGGTCATCTATTTCAAATTCGTAGTTGTACGCTACATTTGCTAATTGGTCTATGTACGCCAGAGCGTCCACTAAGTCGTCATGCGTCAAAGGGTCAGGAAACTGGAACAACTGGTCTAGAAACCTAGCGTTCCACTCGCCTTTGTTCAGTGTTACGAAGCCATTCTCAAAGCGCCCCTGTAACGCCCACATAACCCTGTCAGTCTTCTTTTTGTTACCGTGGGTCAATTCCTCGACTCTGAAGAAAGTCCCGTAGCGTTTCTGTAGATCCGTCAGAGGGGACATTACGGCTTGCTTTGCAATCCCCCTTTCGATACCAACACTAACTGGCTCATAGTCCCTGACAACTTGGAATATCTTTGCTGCTGTTTCGTCAAGGCTCCAACGCCCATAT